TGTTAGTACTGTTTTAAATTGATGTACATCTGACTTAAAACTAAATTCTTTATCCGTCCAAAATCCGTTGTGCATTGATTCAATGAATTCTTCTGTCCAAGGGTATTGGTTGGGTTTCCGGCTAATTTGTTCTTCAAATATGGTTGGCATGTGTATACTACTGTTGTGTGGTTTAGACTATTATACAAAATAATACCTCAGCTGTAAATAAAAAAAGCGGAGGTATTATCGATTAATTTTGAGCTACCGTAAGTTAGATTTTATCAATTCTACGAATAGTTCTGAGCGCTCCGGTATCGGAGCATTGAAGAACGACTATTTTCTTGCGGTTAGCAGTGGCATAGTCGTATACTGCCTTTTCTGTCTCAACACCTAAGTTGAGGTATTTAGCCCACCGTTCAAACTTGAATCGGCCGGTCTCAAATTTTCTAAAAGTCTCTGAGCGCACCTGGAACATCTTCCAGTTTTTACCTTCTGTTGGATACTCAAAAGGAAGATCGTATTTTTTCTTTTTCTTACCGTCTTTTGGTTTCTGTAGAAACGGCATAGGTGTAGTTGCAACCGAGGAGGTTGACGTTAAATCTTCTTTTTTAACCCTCATGTAAATTTAGTTCGCTGGAATTAACTGATTATCGTTTGTAATTGCTATTTGTCCGGTTTCAATATCCTTAAGATTAAATATTGGAAGTCCGTAAATATAACCTGCAGGAGAACAATTTTCTAAAGTGCATTCAAGCTTTCGTCCTAGTCCCTTTAAACTATCTCCGTTCTTAAGAAGAATTGTTTCTTCGCAAAACTCGTATTCGCCGACATTTAAGTTGCCTTGTTCGTTTAACAGAAATGAATTGGATTCGGTAAGTGGTGTATTACATGGATCAAACGCAAAAAGTTCTTCGATAATTGAGCCAATGAGCTCTTCAGAAAGATTTGTTTCTTCTCTAATCAAATAAAGGCCAGCTGCATAACTAGCTAATTTACTTTTACCAAATGGAATTACATTAAGTAACCGCTTGATATTAAATACTAACTTGTGAAATATATTATAGACCTTTTTATCTTCTGCTGAAGTTGCCTTGCGAAGCTTCTTACCATTCTCATCAACTATGCCAGCTTTAAAGGCGCCAGTGTCTTTCCAACTTGTTGTTAAAAGTCTTAAAAATCTAAGGGCGTAAAATCGATCAGTGGTTTTTAATATCATGCTTTAAAGGTTTTGCAGTTTCTTAGTCACGTAAAGGTCAGTGGGTATATTTATAAAATCCTCTTCCTTAATGTAAGAAAGAAATAAAATAAATGTTTTTAATGCTGGCCAGCTTTTTTCGTTAATCTTAAAAAAGCACATGTTAGTGGCAGCGTCCATACGAAAGACGTTATAAATCAAAATAAGGTGATTGAGTATTAACCTTTCGTGCAGACCTTTATCATTTTCGTATCTTGAAAACAGCTTCTTAAGATACTTGAATCTATAAAGATCCTCGTAAAACTCCTCCACATTCAATACCCGTGGGTTGGTATAATTTTGAGCTGCGTATAGATTAAAATTGGACGCATTAAGATTATTATTACTAATCATATTGTATATATAACTAGCAATAGAGATCTACATCTTTAATCCAATTCAAGTTTTGTAAATACCAATCAATTGTCTTGTCTAGACCTTCGTCAAGATCGGTTTGTGGTTCCCAGTCGAGTAACCGTTTGGCCTTTTTGATATCTGCGGAAGTATCAATCATTTCTGTTGCTGCCATTTCTTTCCAGATAATCTCAGCTTTCTTTCCAAGACGGTCTTCGATCTTTCCGATAAAATCCATTAAAGCAATAGGACGTTTTCCACCACCCAGATTAATTACTTCAAATCCAAGTGGTTTTGAAGCCAGCATTGTACCCCGAGCAATATCATCAACATAGGTAAAGTCACGAGTCTGTGTGCCGTCGCCAAATACCGTAATTGGCGTACCTTCTTGTATCCATTTAATAAAACGAAATGGGGCCATGTCGGGGCGACAAGCCGGACCATACACCGTAAAGTATCGAGCTATAGTTGTATCAATACCATAAACGTGATGGTACGTATAAGCCATTGCTTCAGCTGCTTTCTTAGAAGCAGCATAAGGTGATAGGGGCTGGTCAACCGGAAGGTCTTCGTGGAATGGCATTGGCTGGCCAGCATAAAGTGAGGAGGTTGATGCAAGTACAAGTTTGGAACAGCTGTGTTGCTGCATTAACTCAAGTATATTAAGAGCCCCTTGAGCATTGGACTGCATATATACATGAGGGTTTTCAATGCTGTACCTCACACCAGCTCTGGCACCGAGATTATAGATAACGTCAAATGAATGGTTATCGAAAATTGGTTTCAGCTCTGAAAGGTTTTCTAAATCAGCTTTGTAAAAGACGTAGTTTTCTTTACCATCTAAAATAGAACTCCTATATTCTTTAATGCGACCATCGTAGGCGTCATTAATGTTATCAACCCCGATGACTTGATTGCCTTCTTCAAGCAACAGTTGTGCGAGCCGGTTGCCAATAAAGCCAACCGACCCGGTAACAAGAACTGTCTTCATCTAATAAAAATATTTACCTTTTATCAAGGCTGTGTTACTCTAGGAGTGATGTGAACTTGGCCTTCACTGATTCTAAGAACAGTTGTTTCGGGAGAGTCATCTATAAAAACCTCAACGTCATACACATACCTTCCAGCCTTTAAGCTTCCAGTTTGTGTAGGCGATAAAGAGATTGTCACAATTCCTGTTGTGGGATCAGAATCAATAGCTGCAGTAAAATTAGTAGCTGTTTCTGAAGTGTAAGATTTTCTTACTTGCCCTCGAGCAGAATATCCAGTCAAGTCAGTTGCCAAATTATTGGTATTGGTAACTGCAATGGTAGATGAAAAGTTACTACCCTGATCCACAAATAGGTCGGTATATTCTGACATAAGAAAGGTATTTTAGTAATCTTCTTTCTGGCCTTTTTCAAAACCAGATTCTCCACCAGAAGGAACTTTATCCCTTTGAGAGCCAAAGTATTTACCAACTGCCTGCATGATAAGAGTCTTCAAAGGAAGGCCTTTAGTGTCTGCTCCGATGTAGTCGTAGATCATAACTGCAAGGTCATCATCTTTGGTCTCCATCTCGTCGAGCTCAACTTCTTCAACCTTAAGCTTACGAAGTTTAACTTCACGCTCGGCTGCAGCCATGTCTTGCTTAAAGTCAGACCAAGGGTTGCCTTTAACTGTTCGGAATTTTGTAACCCAGGAAATCAAATTCTTATCAGGAACTTTACTAAAGTCGATTCCCTCAGAAATTTCGCTTTCTTCTGTACAATGGCTTGCCATCACTGGTTGTGGCTTAGGATGTTTTAGATCATCGCGGTGAGCACCGGCGTTAACCATTTTATCTTCGTGGGCGTCTTCACTTGTACAATGAGATGCTTTAATATATTCGTAAGCAGCCATTAAATCACGCTTACTCATAGATTGCAAATCTTTATACATAGCCATTAGGGTATCCTTTTTTGTTCCCATACCATCCATACCTTCTTTGGTATTACAATGGGCTGCTTTGATATATTGATAACTTGCTTTGAGATCAGCAACTTTCATTGCCCTGAGATCTTTATACATTGCTTTGAGCACGTATTCTTTTGTTATTACTGCTTCAGAAATCTCAGTACTTTCATTCATCTCGATCTCAGCTTCAATGTCCATAAAGGCATCATGGATATCATCCAGCGAATCTTCCATTTGTTTAAAGTCGCGATCATAATTACCGCCAAGAGTTTTATTAATCTCTCGATTCAATTTAGATCCCCTTTTCAGTAAAGCTCCAAGTTCGATGATATATCGAGAAGTACGGCTGACATTCATACTTTTGGCCTCATCAATAGTAACTTCTTCATTCATATCGACTTCGGCTTCAATGTCCTGCCAAGCATCGTAAATATCATCCATCGAATCTTGCATCTCTTTAAAGTCGCGATCATAATTACCACCAAGGGTTTTATTAACTTCTTTATTTAATTTAGATCCTTTTGTTAGGCTTGCTGAAAGCTCAGCAACGAATCGAGAAGCTCGATTGAAATCCGCGCTTTTGGCTTCCGTAATATTTTCTTCTTTCAATATTGAATCAAGGGATTGACCAATGATTTCCTCTGCTTCTTTAACACTAGTAGCACCCATCTCCGGGACCGCAATGTCATATGCATCGTCCACCTCTTTATAAAGATCGTCAAGGGATTCAAAGATCAATTCAATCTTTCCAACCATTTCTTCTTCAATTTCTTCCATTTCGGACAAAGTGTAGTACATTTCGTCCGCCATGGTAACCATATCAGAAAGGTTTGCCATTGCTGCCGTAACTTTATCAGCATCTGCAGGCTTTTCTATTTTTGGTGGGTTTTCGCTATGGGCAGCTTCAAGAATACTTTTTTCTAAATCTTTATCACTGCACTCTTCGGGATTTCCGTTAAGGATGTCTTTTAATGATTTCATGTGAATTTATATTATTTATTAATATTAGTTTTTTATTACATCAAGGTCTTGAATAAATGCCTTTACAGTAAATTGTTTGTTTTTGATTGAAACGTGATTTGTAAATTTTTCAGTGATTGTATATTCTTGATTATCTTTTTTGTTAATAACTTTATCGCCAACATTAAAAATTTCTCCACTTATATACCTTTCACGAATTGAATTCGTTTCCAGCTCAAAGTGCTTTCTAAAATTGGTTGATTCTTTTAGTCCCATCCCTTTACGAACAGCATTCATTAATTCTGCCGTGCCGCGAAAGTTTTTTGGCATTCCGAGCGTAAATGTTTTAAGATCGTTATCAGCTGCTGCATTCCTCATTTTACTTGCGCTCATAGCTTCAACAGCATCATCAGAGTCAGGATCGCGTACACCTGCACTTTTTATTTCAATACCATATTCAAAATCGTAAAATCCGTGACGACCTTTCACTCCGTTATATTTTACAAGAGTTTGTTTAAATTCGCCAACCCTGTCATCTCCTACTACAACAATTAGTTTACTGTAGCCGTCTTCATACGCTTTACTCGCAGCGCTAAAAATGTTTTTAATTGAAGTATCAAGAATAATACTCCGACCGTGTTCTGGAAACATTTTACGAAGAAACTTGACTTTATCATTGTACTTTAAAGGATTTTTCTTGGGATCGTTAGACTGAGAAGCATGGATTCTATAATCATTTCCTTTGGCGACTGAAGCAACCTTTTTAAATAATTTACCATGTCCTACAGTTGGCGGATTGAACCGACCGAATGTAATAACAACCGGCTTTACGATTTCTTCGTTAAACTGTTTAAATGATTTCATTTTAGTCAGATGTATTAGCTGAGGCAGCTGCCGCGGCTTTTGCGACACGAGAAGCTTTATCCTTTTTAATAAGATTTGGTAGAAGTTTCTTGGCCAACTTTTTAATTGCTCCGGCTTTACCTTTCATTCTTTTTTCAATCGCCAAACGGGCAGCATAACTCATACCAGACTTATCTTTTCCTCCAGCAAGCTTTTTAAAAATTATATTTCTTGCAGCACGTTCTGATCTTTTTATATATACATCTCGTGTTGGCTTTCGTCTAGCGGCTCTTCTTCGACCCATTAGAATCTTACCCTTTGCCTTTCGCATTGCCTGACGGCGTTTCATGCGCTGAGCTGCGGTGAGGGCTTCATCTAGGTTTTCTTCTTTAGTAAATCCTCTAAGTATTATACTATCTTTATTTTTTTCCCAGTATTCAGCGTCGTGAATAAGAGGATCATTAAATTTTTCAGCGAGTTCAATCGCTGCACCATAATTAGCTGTGTGATACTCTTTTTTCTTTTCAGTATCAAAAACTACCCATTTTCCAGGGCTTTCAAAATATTCTGATTCGCTCATATTATTTTTATTTATAAAGTTTAATGATCCCACCCTTTAAGTACATCAGGGCTGAAATTGTTTGTAGAGAACTCAAGGCGGTCAACCAGTTTAACAGCACCACCGCCTGTTTTATCAATCGCGACAAACCCTTCTTGGCCTGTTACTTTAAATCCGTTCTTGGTGCGAATAAATGTATTAATCTTTTTAAGAGAATCAAGCTTCTTAATGATAATAAGCTTGGCGGCTACAATAGCCTTTTGCAAATCATATATTAATGCAAGGTTCGTTTTGTTTTGCGGAGAAAAGAACTTCATAAACTCTTCTTCTCTTTTATTAACACCTTCTTTACCTCTTTCACTTTTTCTTTGTTGACGCTCTTTTTCATAGCGGTCTTTTGCCCATTTAAGAAGACCATCAACGTGTTTCTTTGAATCAGCGGGAAGTTCTTCGGACCGGCGGACAAAGGTATTGTTGTATGTTTCGAGTGCTTGAGCAAGTTGTGGATCGTTTTCAATCGCTTTAAGGGTTGATCCCGCAATCTTTTGGAAAATTTTGCCAGCATTCGAAAGCGCGGCCGTAACTTCTTTAGTTTCCTCTGCATTCATTAGTGCAGTACCACTAAGGTCTGGTGTTCGTGCATCTTGATACCAAACAGACGAAGTAGGTTTCAAAGAACCAATATCAACATTAAATGAAGCCTTCATGTTCTCGAATGAAGTACCGCTATAAGAAGTATGAAACACAATACCCATCTTTGAACTTTTGATTTTTTTACCACCAGAAGTATTGGCAGGGACTGCATAAACAATTGTATTTGGCTGGAAAATAATATAAGGAACACCGTCAATCTTTTGTGTTTTAAGATCAGATTTGGTATACATCATATCACCTTGTAATACGCCTTTGATCCCAAGCTTGGAAAGCTCTTGGAAAGCAACAATTAATTTTGCTTGAAGATCGCCACTTGTATCAGCCTTAACATCTTCAACTGATTTGTATACTTTTGGATCTTTGTTGAAGATTCCTTTTTTAGCAACAAAGAACTGACCGTCGCTTGGATCAATACCAGCGAACACCGCGGGTGCACCATCCCATTTCACTGTAACATCACTGCTGCTTTTCGCATTTCCTGCAAGCATGTCTCTCAATGAACGCAGAGCAATAATAGCTTCTTTCGCTCCTTTGACTCCACCATATATTACGGAATCCTCGATGTGCGTCATGTGGGTATTCTTACCCGTCGCTTCAGCGATATATTTCTTAAATGATTTCATAAAATACTATTTATTTAAAACTTATGTAGTTCCACACGCAAATTCTTTATTAGGATTAACACTTAACTTTGCTATACACATGAACTTAGCGCACATTAAAACGGGGTGTTTCATGTTATTTCTATTAGCCAGAGAAAATTTAACATTTTTATAAATCCTATCACCCAATTTAATATCGAATAAAACGGCTGGTCGTCTATCAGGATTATCTTTATTTCCCAGTCTTTTAACAATGGAACCTTTGGGTAAAATTTCTTTAGTAATTTTTTTATCAGTCCCTTGAATATAGAACTCAGCCGTGTTACCTTTTATTTTTAAATTCTCAGCTCCTACGGAGTTTTCAGCGGAGTTTCCCGTGTCCATTTTAGCCGTCATCGGCCCGAAAGAGGGATTCAAAAAACTCATGTATTCAATAACCCCAACCTCTTTTGTTTGATACATCCATGTATCTTTATCAAGTATATACATAACCAATTTATTAATAAGTTCGGTTCCTGTTATGTTCTTTCCTTTTTCTATATCAAAGTAACTGGACTTAGATCCTGGTGATGGATTAACTTCTAGCACATAGAGCTCACCATTACTTTGAATAATATCCACCCCACAGTAAAAGCAATCAACCGATTTAGCTGCCTTAATGGCCAATTCGATTTCTTCTTCAGTTGGATTATAAGCTTCAACCGCCGAACCTAAAGAAACGTTTGTACGAAAATCACCAGCCATCTTTTTGCGTTTACTTGCCGCAATAGCCTTGCCGTTCAATACCAGAATTCGCCTGTCGTCTTTAATCTTTTTTAGCTCTTGTAATATTAATTCAGCAGAGCTTTCGTCGTCTCCGCGAATAGCTTGTATAACCGATACTAAACTTTCTCGTGAATCAATTTTCATGACACCTTTGCCGCCGTGGCCTTCAGTGACTTTTAAAACAAGAGGAAACTTACCACCAACCTCTTCAATAGCTTTATCAATATATTCGACATCGCTGACCAAACAGGTTTTGGGAGTAGGAACCTTATCATTAACGAAATTAATATAAGAGCTGAACTTATTGCTTGCGGTCTTTACGCTTTCGGGTGAATTAATACAAAAGACTCCATGGTCAGAAAGCATTGAGTGAAGGATTGCCGCATTCTTACTTGTAGCAACAGTTCTTCTCGCAATGCATACCATGTTTTCGCCTCGTTTAATTTCCAAGGTCTTCCCTTGCCCGTCATAGTTATGAATGACAAGAATTTCTTTTAACTCGTCCTTTTTAGACGCATAAGCTTTATTGGATACAATTCTGTAAAGCTTGATATTTTGCTTTTTACATACAGCTTCAAGGCGATTTACTGTAGGCTCTTCGTCTTCTTCCGCGGCTGTTAAAACCACTATTTTTACCTCACTAGGATTTAGCGTTTCTTCATTTAAAGAATAATTTTTGAACGATATCATTGTGGTGGGGTTGGATAAATTATCCTCCAAACTCGTGGCCTGCGACTCGTTTCATTTGCTTTGTAAATTCTTTAAAGTCTGGCTTGTTTTTATAAAGTTTGATTGAAATTTCTTCACGTTCTTTACCTTTAATGCGCCACTTAAATCCCTTTTCAAGATGTTCCGGTTTGGTAGTTTTAACTACCCTGCGCTCGAATCCCTGTTCCCAAGTTTCTCCTTTATACTTACCTTTTCCTTCTTCAAGATCGGTGTCTTCTCCTAGTGAATCCCAAATAGGAACCTGCTTCTTTAAGAATAGCACAAGGGGTGCATCGTTTTTACGAGCAGAGGGACTAAGCCGGGAGTGTTGACCAACAATGATTTCTCCGAGTTCCCTACCCATACCGCTCTCCAAGAAATCTGTAATATCTTTATCAGACTTGAGAATGCGTGTCTTTTTAATTAGTTTAACAACGCGATCAAGTTGGGTCTTGTAATCTATACCACCAATATCAACGGTTCCTCTAAAACCGAAACCACTTTGAAGTTTTACTGCCTCTTCAAGTTCGGCCGAATCAGCAATGTTAAGAGTACCAACCATAAGTGGATGATAAGCACAAATGTAATAAAGAGTATCTGGAGCATCAGCAGGAACTTCAAATTCAAGTGTTCCTTTTTCCACTCCGTTATTGGTTACACCATCTGTGTATTGATCACCTTCTCCGCCGGTTTTATCTGTTTTAATGTAAAAAGGATGTCCTGTTGCATCTACTTCAAAAACATATTTTTCTCCACGAACAAGATTCAGGTCAGCATTGGCTTTACCATTTACTTCATAGACTTTAGAGTTGGGAGCAACAACGCTAAACGTTTGGTGTTCCTCTTCTTCAATCTTACGCATTTTGCGTGCATTACGATTAAAGATTTCTTTAGCAGCCTCAGCTAAACTATCGTATGACTTGTTAAAATACTCCATAAGTTTAGATATTAAGCTTTAGATTTGTTTTTCTGTTGAGTAATTTTTTTAAGCTTTTCTAAATGGTTTGTCCAAATATCATAAGCACCTTTAAGGTTTGCTTTCTTTTCGGGATCCTTGGTTCTTTCAATGGCAACCTTTGCTCTTTGCTGCATAACTAGTGTAGCCTGAACTTTATGAGCATGGGTTCTATCAGATTTATCTATAATAGCAATTCCCTTTTTGGCTGTTTCAGGATCTTTAAAACCTAGCCCGTGGATTGTTCCTTCAGGATCTTCGTCTGTATACAAATCAGAGTGAGAAGACGAACCAGTGTGTTGACCTTTTTTGCGAGGAATTCTTTCTGTGGCTTCTTTATAATAAGGTTCACCAGCGCGCTTAGCCCATTCATGAGAAACATCATCCTTATCAATAGGACCACCTTTAGCCCATGTATGACAGGCTCTGGCAGAGTGACACTTGAAATGA